TCAAACGATTAATTTGTCTATTAGCATAGCATCACCGTAGCTAAAGAAACGATAACGTTCTTTAACTGCATGCTCATAAGCCGACAAAATGTTGTCTCGATTTGATAACGCAGAAACAAGCATTAAAAGTGTTGATTCGGGCAAATGGAAGTTGGTAATCAAACGATCGACGATACAGAATTGGTAGCCTGGATAAATGAAAATCTGAGTATCACCTGTCCATGCAGCAATTTTGCCATCATTTGCTTGAGCTGCACTTTCCAAGGCACGAGTTGCTGTCGTACCGACTGCAATCACTTTATTACCACGTGCTTTGGTTTCTAAAATAAGATCAATCGTTGATTGTGGAACATCACACCATTCACTGTGCATAATGTGATTGGTAATGTCAGTTGTACGGACTGGCATAAATGTGCCTGCACCGACATGCAAAGTCACAAATGTTTTTTGCACACCTTTTGCTGCTAATTTTTCTAATAAATCTTGGTCAAAGTGCAAACTTGCTGTTGGAGCAGCAACGCTAGCAATTTTTTCAGGATCGTGGAAAACCGTTTGATATCGTTCTGTATCAATTTCTTCTGCTTCACGATTGAAATAAGGGGGGATAGGGAGCTGACCGTATTGATCAAGTATCGATAAAATCGGTTGTGAAAACTCAACCACAAACAGGTTTTCATGGCGACCTTGTACCGTAACTGGAACTGAATCTTCACCGATATAAAGTTCTGCACCAGCTTTAGGTGAATTACTTGATTTAATATGACAGTGAGCTGTGTGTGTGTCCAGCATACGTTCAACAAGAACTTCAATTGCCCCACCAGTTGCACGTTTACCTTTCAAGCGAGCCTTCATGACTTTGGTATCATTTAATACGAGCAAATCACCCTCGTTTAATAAATCCAAAATATCAGTAAAGCTATGATCATGGTAATGACCTTGATCATCGATATGAAGTAAACGCGAAGCGCTACGGCTTTCTAGAGGATAGCGAGCTATAAGTTCATCAGGAAGATCAAATGAAAAGTCTGAAAGTTGCATACATCTAAAACATTGCAGAAATTGTGCGTAGTATAGTCTTTTTTGTATTTTTGCGCTGAGCTGCTGATAACTACCTAAGAAAAATAACTGAATGATTTAAAAGTGAACAATAAGTTAAAGATGGGGTTTGACAATAAAATCAAACAGGTTATCATACGCAACACAAAGCATCGCACTCTTCCCGAGGTGGTGAAATTGGTAGACGCGGCGGACTCAAAATCCGCTGTCAGAGATGACGTGTCGGTTCGAGTCCGACCCTCGGGACCAAGCGAAAGCTTACACAGATTTTTCAAAGCCCCAAGCCTTATTTATCAAAGGCTTGGGGTTTTGTCGTTTCTGGCGTTTATGTTTTTTTACGGTATTTTTCGGGATTTTTTGGTATATCTTTCCACCCGATTTCCACCCGACAACTTACATTTAAGGAATTAATTATTTTATGAGCGTATCGGTTTATCAGCGACCTAATAAAAAATGGAAAGCAGATGTCCTGGTGAATGGTGTTCGACGAACAAAAACTTGCAAGAGCAAGATAGATGCAACAAATTGGGGGCGAGCTGAAGAACGTGACTTGTTGTTAAATGCTTCTACTGAAGCTGCTATCAAGAAAAAAACTGTATTAACAGTGCGTGAAGCACTGCAAAAATATTGTGACGAAGTTTCTGTACATAAAAAGACAGCCAAGAAAGAACAGAATCGAATTAAATATTTTAAGGAAAACCTTCCAAATGTTGACTGGCCACTCATAGCCTATAAAAGTGAGTTCATTAAACAATGGGAGGATTCAGTGATGAAGAGATCCATTCGTCCGCTTAAAGCATCCAGTGTTTTGCGTGACTATTCATTGCTTTCATCCTTTTTCAATTGGTGTCGATTAGATAAGCATTGGATTAATTTCAATCCTGTCCAGGATATTCGTAAACCCAAGAAACCTAATAACCGTGAAAGACGTGTTGAGGAAGATGAGCTAGTAAAAATGCTTACTGCATTAAAGTATAAACCAGGAACAGTTCCAGAAAGTAAAACACAAGAAGTTGGTTTAGCTTGGCTTATTGCTATGGCTACTGGTATGAGATCTGGAGAAATCGTAAATAGATTGCCTAAAGATATTCATATAGAAAAACGTTATGTCCACTTGGATGATACAAAGAACGGCACAGCCAGAAAGGTACCATTAGATGATTTTGCGCTTCAGCTGTGGACGCTGGCCATGAAAATTGATCGAAAGGGTAGTCCAAAAGTATTTACCATTTCTGATTCATCAAGAGATGCTTTGTTCCGTAAAGCACGTAAACAAGCCGGTTTAGAAAATGCTGATCTAACTTTTCATGATTCAAGGCATGAAGCAGCTTCTTTAATGGCTAGACGAATAAAGAATGCCTTAACTTTGTGTAAGATTTTTGGGTGGAAGGATCCTAAACAAGCTTTGACTTATTACAATCCAACTAATGATGAGATCCTGGAAGAATTAAATATGTCAGCAGGGTTAAGTAGATTATTGGCATGAAAAAAGCCACCTTTCGGTGGCATTTTTTAATTGTAGTTCACATTGGATTTATCGAAGGCCATAGCGTATTTGATTACGTCTGTGGCTTTCCATCGAAGTGAAGTTCGTTCACCTTTAGGATCGGTTGGTAATTCTCTGCCAGGAGGGAAATATTTATTGCTCATTATATTTCGCTTGGTGTAATCCACCGTGTATTTAAAATAATTCGCAATGTCATGTTCATCCCATACCTGACATTCAATAGGAATAATTGGTTTTGAATCAATTTGCTTCATGATCTTTAGAAGCGTTTTTTCAATAATAGCGTCAATATTTACAGTCATTATTCACCTACACTGGATTAGCTACTGGAAGGCTATTAAATTCAACATTGTTATCGAACATTCTTTCTGCTAAATCAAAAGAAACTTGGATTTCCGCTTGTTTGGTTTCTAAGTTAGAATCGTTTTGCATAATTGCTCTCCAGTGGTTTTGTGACACATACAGAAGTGGCCGCTTTTGTATGTGTGTTTAGATTTAAAGTTGTTGAAATAAATGGTTGTAGAACTTTAGTCCTAGAATATTTATTCCCAATTTTTCAAATAATAAGCATTGATTTTCATAGTCAAGTTGATTCAATGCCCATGAAAAAGTCTCATATTTGTTATTCATTTCGGATAATCGATGAATCTTTTCCTGAATGTATCCTTCGTCATTCGGGAATTTTTCACGAAATACGTCTATGATTTTTTGACCGACATAATCTAAGTCATGCTGATTGGCCATTAGCCTTTCCTCATCGTCAATAAAAGGTAGTAGGGTCGGTGATACCATGAGAGCATTTGTATTCAAGTTGATGATGCTCCATAGCTAGGGTTTGAAAAGATCCAACATTTGACTGTTCGACGACGATCAGTCATTTCATTGTCTGCTTGAATATTTTTGACAACATCTGTTGGATATCGATTTGAGCTGACAGCTCGGTTAGATTCGATAAACTTGAAGCGTTGTGATGATTTGAGCAAAGTCTTCATCAACGTAATTTCAGGAAGTTTTTGGTACTGCTGAGCAGCAACTTTATAAACTTCATTCAAATTGATAGCGATCGTCTGTGCATCATGATCATGATGATTAAGGCTGAATGGTGCAGATCTGCCACTTTGTAAGTATTCAAATGCTTCCCAGAATTGTTCTACCTCTTGGCAATCGCCATTCAGTTGGTCTACACGTTGTTGTGCCATTTCTACTAGCATTTCTTGTGCAAGGGCAACTTCTTCATAGTCTAAATAGCCATTAAGAACATGCTCTGCGATCGCTTCAATAAGAGCAGCTACTTGTGCATGACATAAAGCAATACGTGTATGTGTAATTCCTACTTTGTGATATTGATCTTCAATACTTTTTAGACGTTCTTGGTACGTGCTTAGGATCTGTTCTTCCATGCGTAAACATTGCGTCATGTATGTACATGCTTCTTCAAGCTCAATGCGGTCGAGAGAGTCAACAATTCGCTTGGTTTCTAATGACTGTCCTTTACGATCGAATGCTAAATGCAGTGTACGAGTTAAGATTGCTTCTGAAGCTGCAATTGCACTGTTCTGTGAAATCATGATGGCACCACGGAAGGGTGGTTCATACGTTTCATTACCAGCAGTTTTTAAACCTTTTGAGCGAATCGCACGGCCGTTAAATGCATCTTTGAGCTCATCCCAACTGAACTTTGCCTGTTTGACTGCATTGCCTTGAGCATCGTTACGGTCACCTTCAATCAATACGACTGGTAAGTTTGAGATTTGGGCAAAGTTACGATAAATCGCCACGTTTGTAGATTTATTAGCATCAAAACCTTCGTAATCCTTACGACCGCTTAATTTCCATAAGAATTCAATTAAGCGTGATTTACCTGCACCAGCTTGACCAATAATTTCAATGAATGGATATGAACTATGCAAAGCGCGGATTTGCTCAGCAAAGTAAGTTCCTGTCCACCAAGCCAAAGCAATTAAACCTTTGCTTCCACGTACTCGATAAAAGTCTTTCCACCAAAAAGGTTTGAACTCTTTTTTAGGGTTTAAAGTAATCACTGGTGACTTTGCTAAGCTTTTGATTTCAAGACGTTTGATTTTAAAGAAATCATGTTCATTAATGTGGATAACTTGGCCTTTATGCACAGCATGTTTAGGAAAAATATAGGTTTGATATTCACTTGAATATCCAATGTAGTCTGTTGTTTTGACTTCTTTTAAACGTTCTGTTTTCCGTTTCATAAAGAATTCAAGTTGTTGATCTGTACCAGTCCACATTGCACCAGCCATAACTTCCATGGTTGCATCTTTAAATTTGCTACGGCTACCGATTTGACTAGGTGTAAATTGTGTTTTCTTTTCTGCCCATTGGCTTTGTACATTGAAGTAATACCAAGCTTCGCCTGTAATCTCATTGCGTTCAAAATAGAGAGGGTCGATCTGTGCATTACAGATCTCTGTCACTGCTGCACAGTCACGTAATGCTTGTTCACGCTTCTGTTGATCAAGCAAGGCATCAAAGCTTGGATCCTCTTCAATCTGATTCATGCGTTTTGCGTATTTGTCGTAATCCAAGTTGAACCAGTAAAGACGGAAATTGTGATTAAAGAAAAATGTTTTGGTTCGACCTTCTTTGAAGTTGTAGATCAGTAATCCAGCTTGTTCAGCTGTTTCTGCAATTAGTAATTCACCGTAATGACGATACTTTGCACGCTCTTCGCTGTGTAGTAAGTCGTGCATGAATAGATCATTCCAATCAAGGTTTTTACCTTTGACTTGGTAAGGTGGTAGGGCAGCTGAAGAAGCCCATTTTTCTTGTAAGGCACGAAGATGAAATTTTTTGATGGCATCTTTACCAGCTTTATCATTATCAAATGCCCAAATAAGTCGTGGCTTATCCTTTTTTAGTTCATGACAACGATCGGCAATCTTTTTGAGTAATAAAGATGGATAATTGCTAGTAGACATCGTAGCAATAGCTGGCTGGTTTGATTGGACTAATGCAATTGAGTTAAAAATTCCCTCTGTAATCCAAAATGATGAAGCATTGCATAGCTCATCAAGATCAACCATAGACCAGGCTAATCCTTCATATTTTCCAATGAAATTTGCTTTTTGACGACCAAAACGTTCAGGACGGTCAATGAAACGTTCCCAATATACGCCTTCAGCTAATTTGAAGCGGACTGTCCCAGTATATAGACCAGGATATTTTAGTTCGTGGCTGAAGGTTTCTTGGGTATAAAGGCCTTTTAGTGGAGAGATATCCAAGCCACGACCATGACGTAAATAAGCATCGGCAGCTGCGTGAGGATTTGCTTCTGTCTGGACAAATTCTTTGGACCAGTCTTTGAATAAGTCTTCACAAATATCTTTGACGTGTTCTTCATAACCACAGTTATTTAAACGGCTACATTTCACCACGCGAGGTTTAATCGCATGTGTATAGCATTCTTTCTTGCTGCACTGTGGGCAGATGCCATGTCTATACCATTCTCCAACCTTTTTGAATTGGAAGATTTGATTTAGACGTTCATCTATGCGTCTTGATATATCTGACATTTAACACCGCACTGTTTAAGTTTATAACTGTTTGAGATTGTGAATATTTTGTTTGTCTTTGTAGCTTTTCATGCATACAAAATTGGCTTTGTTTACAATCGCAGTTATTTTGGGGATGCTTTCATTTCTGGGTGGTGTTCAAGGATGAAATCACGGATATATACAGCTGGCTTTTTGTCTTGATCGAAAGCGATTTTCTTTAAAGCCTTGAGCTGTTCCTTAGTCCAACGTACTTGTGTTAATTCAGTGTGGTTCTGTTTTGTTTGAACAATTGATGTAGTCATGAGAAAATCACCAAAAATGATACTTAGATACTTAGTTATTATTAATTTAGTACTAAATTTCGTTATTATCAAGTGCTTTTTAAGGAAAAAGTATGAAAAATGATGATTTTTCTAGCCGTGGTAGTCGACTTAGAGATGAGCGGAAACGCTTAGGGATACTTACTCAAGATGAACTTGCTGAAATATTAAACGTAAAAAAGAACTCTATCGTTCGTTATGAAAAGCATAATGCACCATTAGATACAGATCAGTTGGATCTGTTAGAAGATCATGGTTTTAATATTCCATTTATTCTTTGGGGTACTGTTGAGATTAAATCGAGCGATTTATCAGAACAAGAAGCGAGATTGGTTGAACTATATCGATTGACTAAAGAAGATATGCGCCCTGGGCTTTTGTCTTTGATAGAAACATATGCGAATCAGTTTAAATGAAAAGAATCCAACTTAAAGTTGGATTCTTTTCCATCTTTGAACTAGATGTACCAAATTACTGAGTGCTAATTGGTGATCTTTTTGCTTTGTTTCTATAATAATTCTGTAGAACTCATAATTGGTATTAATAATTCCTTTTAGTGAAGAGTGAAGTAATTTTTCATCTAAATCACCGCATCTTATGCCCACTGCAATAAACTCAAAGAAATTAAGCATATAGTTGATACTATCTTGCTGTTCATAAGTAAGGTTTTCGTACTTTTCCCATGATAGAACAGGATCTCTTACATTCTCAGCTATTTTAGTGTCTTTGTATAACTTTGTGGTAAGGACTAGGTTTTTAGAATATTCATCACTAAAACGTGATTCCATGAGGATCTGAAAAGCATGTGATTTATTGCTGTTAATACATTGCGCTCTTGTTGTGAAAAGCCATCCAACAATTGCTGCGCCTGCTCCAATTATAACTCCCGTAGCAGTTGCATCATTTTCAAAACTTTTAAAGTTCATGAATTTTGATTCAGGAAATATAAAACTCCAAGACATCAATTCAATGAAAATAATAGCTGTACCATAAATCATAAATAGAATTTGAACTTCAGAGCGCGCTTTTATGAAAAAAGAATCGGCTACATACTTTTTATAATAAAGGTATAGACAAAAATAAGGAGTCAATAAAAGTAATGTTCTAAGTAAATTAATATTATCTAAAGTCATTTCTTACGCCCAAAAAAAAACACCCACAGAGTGGGTGTTTTCCACTTGTCGATTAGCCCAAACCGATACCTTCATTGAAGACTACTCCTGTTAATTTGATAGCGTTCATAAACTCTCTCCAATTATTATTCTCATAAAGAAGTCCGATAGGACCTGAGATATCTGACTTTCAGCCTATCCGAAAGACAGTTAGACAACCCTATGCGATACATAGTTTTGTCTTATTAAGTATAGCGAAACACTACGAAATCATGTGTAGTGATCATGTTGCATACTAGATACGTCAGTTAGTTCATTCTTTATTGAGACGTTAACTATGATTTAGTTATACGGTCAAAAAGTTATGAAGATACTTAGCATCGTTTGCACAGTGTATATACTTGACAATTTTCGGTCAATGTTTTTGGATTAATTTTTATTATTATTCATAAATATATTTTTCTTAAAAAAATATATTAAAACAGCTAGTTATAGAGATATTGTAAAAATTAACTCATTAAGTATTATAAAGTTTTATAAGATTCAATAGAGAATACAATAACCCAGCCTTAGCTGGGTTTTTTCTTATTTGGCTTGAACCGCTCTGGATATGTTTCTTACTTGAAAATGAATTGTGTTGATAATTGCCGAGAATTCCTTTTCGTTTAGGTGGTCATCAACTTTCATTTTAGTCATTGCAAAAAGAAAACTTTCGAGGTTTTCCAAAGGAAATTCAATTTCTTCCAATATTTCTTCAGCCGACATTTTTTTATGGCTGTTTATGTCTAACGTAGAGTGCATTTCTCCCCCTGTCTATTGATCATGGGCGTATTGTCTTAAAATTCATGTTAAAAATACAGTAGGGTACGACATCTTGTGTCGCTCCACTGTGTTGAACAATCTCAATTTATACAGAAACTTAGCTTGTACTAATCAAATGAGGAAGCTTAGGTCGTGTATCAAATATCCAGCATTTCACGGTTTTCTTCGTGATATTGCTATGCACTGGATGGTTGTGCTGCATGTAGACAGGGAAAGGGCTGCGACTATGCATCAGTATTGATGACAGTTGATTTCGAGGTGGCAGCCCTTCCATAGATTGATAAATTTGCATGAGATTTAGAGCCATAATATTTTGATTACGGCTATGGTTGAGTTTATCCATGCCATAGTTTTGGACTGATACCCAAAAGTCCTCAAGCATTTTGTTTTGTATCAAATTCTTGGATTCTATGGTTAAGCAATTTATCGGTAGGATCTCGCGGCATAGGTTGGTTTTATTGTGCCAAATGACTTCTGCATTTTTCATATAGCCATTTTGGTCATAAAAGATCTGACTAACCGTATAAAGTGGTCCACCAGATTTTAGCTGAACTACTGCACCTTCATGGATCTGCTGACGAGTTTCTTCATCGTTATATAAAATAGCTAACATTTGGTTAAAGGTGTTGATATAGGCTTCTTTGATCTTGGCAGCAGCAGCTCCAGTAAAGCCCATGACCAAGAAAATAAAACCGTCTTTGGTCATTTCAAACATTGGTAATTTTCGACCAGTACTGTCTAAATATTCACTAAGCGTAAAATTGCGCTCAGTGAAATCAGGTGAGCAATCTAGGTTTTCAAGTTTGCGTAATACGTCCTTATGCTGCTTTCCAAAAATCTCTGCAACCTTAAGGCTATCTGTTTTGACCTGCTGATTTTGGATAAATACAACATTATCTAACTGGTTCAATGTCATCATGTTTAAGCCCCCCAGAATAGGGTTGAGAAACTTAATCCAGCGACACTGATAAAAATCGCGGTGTCAAAGATGTTCTTGAGTAGTTTTTTACGTTTGAGTTGACGCTGGCGTTGTTGGTATGCAGCTAAGTCATAGATAGGGGAATGTTCTTTTAGGTTTTTTTGAGCGTGTGAGTGTGTAGCAGTAAATGTTTTCATTTGCTGTTCCTTGTATCAAGTTTAGTTTTAACCTGACACCATCTTTTCCACGAGATGGTGACAGACTGAACAGGGGTGGAAATACCGTGATACAAGAAACGGCCAGCCATAGGGCTGCCCTGTCCAGCCTGCCAAAAAGCAGCAAAGCTGAATTTTACGCAAAAAAATAGCCCATAGACGGACTTTTTGCGTCTTGTATCAAAAATATTTCAGGTTTCCACGCCTGGCTAAATGACTTATGTCTATCTAGCTTTTTTAGAGTATCTTAGATACTATTGAAGTGCAATAGTAGTATAATAAGTTGATATAATAGTAGGCATAAATAGTTAATTTTTGGGTTTTATTAAATGAATGAAGAATTAGGAAAAGCTACGGATTCATCAGAAGAGTTTGATGAAAATGATGTAGTTATTGAACGAGTAGTTCCTATCTCTAATGTTGAAATAATGGGCGTTTCTGTAAAGAAGGATGATGGTTCAGTCTTATTAGAATTAGGTTATATAAAAAATGAAAAAACAGGGGATGTAATAATTGATGCTAGAAAAGAATTGCCTATTAAAATGGCTAAAGATTTATATTTTAGATTGAAGAGAATTTTTGAGAGTTCTGATTCTGCTGAATAGGAAATTTTGAAATGTCACTTGTTCGATATCAAGAACCAGATGAATATTATGAGCTTGAAGATTTATCTCATAGTAAAAAAACTTTTATTAGACAACGCTCGGATGTAATTTTGACATCTAATGGGCATGCATCCCTTAAATATTTTGTTGACAGTAAATCATGTAAAGAAATTTATCATAATAACTTGAATCAATCATATTGGTTTTTGATAGAAGAATGGATTAAAGAAACTAAAGCTAAAAAAGATTATAATGACTTTGTTGAAAAGTATTTCAATAAGCCAGAGATTAGACAGAGCAGTATTGTATCAGTACTATCTCAATTAAGAGGGAGTCAATTTAATAATAAATCTTTTATTAATTTCATTCGTCATTTTCCTGCTTTAGATCCATATATTTTAAATAAAAATTATCATATATCAGTTTTAAATGACTTTATTAGACTTCATTTGTGGCATAAAAATTTAAATCTTGTTTTACATTTTAAAAGTGATTTTTTGGTTGATTTTTATTCATATGATAAAGATGATGAAAGCCATAAAGATCATTTGGTTTATAGCATGAAAGGAAGTTTTTCAAGTTCAAGCTCATTAAAAAGATCTTATAAAATAGAAAGACTTTTAGCACTTTTTGATAGAGAAAAAGAAAATGAAAACAAATCTATGTGGGTAGTATGGGGGAACTTCAATGCTCGTTCTGAAGTAGATAGTATTGAAGATAGAAAATATAAACAAAATCATTATCCTAGTTTAAAGGGTGGATGGATAGAGAAGTAAATATGTCAGAGTTTGACCTAATTGAAGATATTGAAGAAGTTCAAGAGTTAGATGATATTGAAAGATTTCTTGCTCCTTTACAAGGTGTTGATAAACTTTGGCGTTTAACAGATTTAAATGCCCCAAATTTTTTTACATTGAGGCCTATAGACAAGGGTAAAATTAGCTTAATTGATATATTGGAAGACTTCATCCAAGCAAATAATCAAATTAAACTTTTTGACTTTTCTTTTTGTCATTTAGTTAGAAATGTAAGAAAGTGGAAAATTGAAAATCCTGATCATTATAAGCAATTAATAGTTTCTAATTGTTTATATTTAGTTGTTAATGAAATTAAGCAGAGAGTTCGTTCTGTTGATAGTTTTAGACAAAAAATTTCATATATTTCAATTACGCCTGGGCAGGAGACTAAACCCTTAAGTCAACATTGGGATTTAGTTTATAGTGATCCTGAATATGATAAAGATGAAGATTTAATTGAATTGTTAATGAGCTGTTGTGTGCTAAATCCAGATGAATTTTGTAGTACAAAAGAATTCTTGGAATACATCTATGGATTGGAACTCAATACAAATTTTTGTTCTGCACTAACCGCTTAAAATCTGAGTAATTTTCATAAAATAAGGGGGTATAACATGAAATATTTTGCATTTGTAATCGGTTTAATGTTGAACACTCCATTATTTGCTAAGTCTGCTGAAGATGTTTTCTTTGCAATGGCTGTTTCCGATAATGTTGGTGCAGTCTATCCATTTAATGAAAATGATGATCCCAATAAGCAGCTTGGTAGACCTAATCAGTATATCTCTAAGATTAGTTGGGCAGATAAGCGTATTGATCCACATGACTTTTCAGATGAAAATGAAGATGAAATTAATAATTTAAATCCTACAGAGTTCAAAGGTGGAACAATTGAAGGATTCAAGAGCTTAGCAGATTTAAATAGACGCTATACATACATTAAAAACATTACATTGAACGCTCCTATGTTTAATCAGTATATGTATAAAAAAGGTTTGTTTTTAATGCGTTTAGATAAAGATTTTACTTTAAATCAAGTAAAACATTATGAGAGAGAGTTTAATAATGCTGTAAATTAGTGTTAAAGATTTTGTAATTTAAAGTATATTATGTCCTATGAAAATTAAACTAACTGTAATTCAATTATCTGTAATTGTTGCTATAATGGCAATTTTATTTTTTTCATTTAATTGGATAATAATTCATATACAAGAACCAAAAGAATCATTTAAAGAGTCCATGGGTCTTACAATTAGTTTTTTGGGCCCTATTAGCACAATATTTGCATCTATATTAGCAACATATTTATTTAATGACTGGAAAGAACAACATAACAAGACTGTAATTGCAAATGAAGCAAAAATTGCTTTCAATCTAATTTGTGCTGATAGACATCATATAAATGACTTGATTAGAGAATTGCCAAAGAGTAAAAATAAAAGTAATAGGATGTATTTTAAAATTAACGATGATGTTGTTAGTATACATTTTGAGTTGTTAGTGAAAAACTGCAATGAAAATAGATCAGAATTATTTGATTTCATTCTATTGGTAAAAGGTAAGAGCTTGTTTAATGAGATCTTAGAGTATAGAAATGAAATTGATCAATTATCAAATAAGGTAATAGAATGGAATAGAATGTATGAATGCTATGATAAAGTGTATGAAGCTTATGAAGCTAAGATTGAAAGAATTAAGATTTTAAATGATAGAATTCTAGATAGCTTAAGATTATATATACTTTATACAACAGAAGCCCCTAAATAGGGGCTTTTATTTTAGGCAAAGTAATATAGGAATAAAGTAATAGAAATAATAATCCCAATCATGATTCCGATAAGGGTTGGGTATAGCCACATGGATCCACCAGTTCAATTTTAGAGTTATGCTCATTGATTAATTTTTCTAGTTCTAATTTTTCATCCAAAGAAATTGGACCAGCAATCACGACTGTGAGCTGAGAAAGCTTCTTTAAACGAATGAAATGGAAGTCTAGAATTAACCATAAGACTATTAGGAATAATACAAAAAGAACGATGAGAAAAATTGGAAAATTTGTCATTTAAAAGTACCTTTTTGCAAGTTTTTCTTGTGTGTTTTTACATTCAACACAAAGTGTTATGGAACCGTAACGTTGACGTTCTACAGGGATGTTATTTCCGCATTCCTCACATTCAGTAAGTGAAGGGCTGCTGTAGTCATTTGGAATCACTTGAACTTGATCCAATTGATTTTGTTGTGCGATATCAAATTTTTTAGACACGTGATACCTGCTTAGCTACTTTGGCTGGGGATTTTGGGAGATTAATTTCGGGATTTGGATTTGATGATGGTGAAAGCTCTGTATCCCAAGTAAGAAATCCTTGAGCTGTAAAGCCACAATGAACATTAGTACATTGTCCATAAAGCCGTTTTAAAAGAGGGTCTACTTGTTCACTGGATCTGATCCACATAGATTCATTGCAATGTGGACATCTATTACTTATTGTTCGTCCTGGTTTAGACATAAATTTGTTTTCTCATGTTAAAGAATACATAACAAATTTATCACAAAATCACTATATATGATGATTTATGTTGAAAATATTGCTAAAAATGATTATTTTAAATAAAACCTCTTTATCCTGACTTTACCCCGAGTTAGGATTTTTTTTGCTTATTATTTAAATTTATCTATTTTTTCTTGCTCTCGTTTTACAGCATTATTTGCAGCTTTTTTAGATCTATACACATGGGTTAGTTTTAATGGTTTGCTTTGGTCGCCTGAGGTTAGTTTTAATGATTTTCCACCTTCGCTGTAGTAAGCAATAACTCCAGTATAGTTGGCATAATTCTTTCCAGTACGTTTCTTATTTTTTGCCTGTTCTATTTGTTCTTCAGTTTTTTCTTCCTTGCCTTCAAACAATGTTGATAAATCATCAGCATCTGGAAGTTGTACTTCCAATTCAATTGATGTGGTGAATCCATTGTCATTTAATGTATGGGTGACGTTTGTTCCTAGCCATACAATGTCATCAATTTCAGGTTTTAGGCCAGAAAACTCAAATTCCTGCTCAGGGATTAAAGTTGGATCGCCTTCAGCCAAGCTATAAGTCAATTTTTGAGCACTACGTTTGCAACGATTGTATTCAGCATTTGCAGCTAGTTCGGCAGTGGTTTTATCACGATGCACATAACGGATCTCTTTCGTATTATCATCATTGTCACCGACTACTACATGTAATTTCTTGGCTTTGTTTTCAGTGTAGTAATACGCCTTAACACCAGTGATGTTATCCGTACCTGTACCATTGGTATAGTTATGTTGATCACCCTTGTTCCTGGTAATCTGTACCCGTGGTAGTGCTAAACCTGAAACGGTTTGACTTGCACCGCGTGGTAATAAAATTAAATGCCCATTTTTAACAGTTGCGATCGCATCATTTTCATCTGCAATACGTGTAATCAAATTAGCATCAGATTCATTTTGGGCAATATATTTGATCATTTTCGATGCGAATTTTTCATGAACAATGACTTTCAATTCGTATTCAGCACCCACTTTTTCAAATATTTCTTGAATAGTCTTATCGCTCCAGCTGCGTTCACGCTTTTGTTTTAAACCTTCTGATACATCATTGGCCATTGCAGAAATACTAAGTACATCAGGTGTGCCACGATGGGATGTGGAATCGACTTTGTATTTGCCTTTATCAAATAAACCAGTATTGGACCAGCCTAACCACACCTGAATAATGGCACCTTTGGGTGGAATATTGAGTAACCCATCTGAATCATCTAGTTCTATATCAACTGTGTCAACGACGAGACCACGATTGTCCTTGATGTTGAGTGACATTAAACGTGTGGCCATTTGTGGTGATATGTCTACACCATCAACTTCAACACGAAATATGGGTGTAGGGTATTCCGTCAATTTGTCATATTCATTCATAGCATTATTTGCAATATTTGAAATTTGATTCAGCATTACAAGATCCTACTTAATGCACCAACACCCATACCGACTATGGATCCTAAAATACTAGGCTGCCAGTCTCGAACAATTGTCAGTTTGATCGTGAATTCTGTTTTACGTGCTGCACCATCTTTGAAGAAAAAGGTTTTGCCTTCTTCAAGATCATTAATGATGACTAAGCCATAAATCTTGCCTGTGCCTTCAATTAGGGTATAGGCTTTGCCGGTATCTCCCATTTGACGAACTATGTCTAGGGTATTTCTGCTGCCAGTAATTTCGTGGTAGATCACACCCTGCAAGGTGATCGTATCTTCACCTTTACCAATAAATTGATATGCTGGTGCAGCACCAACACGGCTATTGGAAGGATGTCGCCAGTTGGTGACACGTTTTAATTCTTGATATGAAGCAGTTCGTAAAGAAAATACGAACATACCTAGCGCCATCATCATGTTTCATTACTCCGTGTCTGTTAAAAATTTACGTTTTGCATTCTGTTCTTCTTGCGAAACACGACGTAATTCATGACGTAATGCTTCAGCTGAACCTTTTACAAATGAGCCTTCTTTGGCTTGAATGGTGATGTTGATGGTGTCATTGCTGACAAATGACTTTGCAGAGCCATTACCTATTGAAATAGGTTTAACAGGTTTGGTTTTAACAGCAGTATCTACCACACCTTGAGTCGCTGTTGTTGTAGCTGCAATAGGTAGGTTATTGGCGGATGCAATACCGTTGGCCATACCTTGCATGGTATAGCCACCAATACCCATGAATACACGTGAAGGGGAATGGATACCTAGAATTCCTCTGGCTTTATCAATGACACCACTTACAGCACCTGTGATGGCATCTTTGACGGCATTTACTTTGGATAAAATACCGTTTTTCAGTCCTTCCAAAATCATGGCACCAAAGCCAGTGAACTTTGCTGGAAGATCAATGCCGAACCATGACAGCACTTTTGCAAAAGCTGAATAAAATAGTCCGATTGGACTCCAATTGATAATCAATGCTGAAATACCACGGATACCGCCATTGAACGCTGTTTTGATGGAGTTCCAAATACCAACAAAGAATGATGATATTGGTGCCCAGTTCTTGTAGATCAGTAAGGCAGCTGCAGCGATGGCAAGCACAATCCATGTAATTGGGTTGGTGAGTAAAGCCATGCTCATACCTTTAGCAGCTAATGCGACAACACCAAATGCGCGACCAACCAACATCATTGGACCAAAGACTGCAATTAAGCCAATGGATAGGGCAGACAATCCACCGACAATCGCTATAGCACCTACAGCTATTTTGACTAATCCTGATGAAAGACCAGGATTCGCCTGTGACCATTTTTGAACTGAACCCATAACACCATTAAAACTACCCAGCATTGAATTAATGCCTGGTAATAAAACATTACCAATCGTGATGCCTAAGGCTGCCATCGCTTGTTGTGCCAATTTAATGTTATTGGCTGTTGTCGCAGCTCGAGCAGCATATTCAGCTTCCATAGATCCAGCATATTTCTTTGAATCTGAAACAGCATTCAAATTCTTTGTAAGAGTGTCTAGGCCTTGTGAATACTGCATAACAACTGGTAAGGCTTCTGATCCAAATAGTTCATTTGTAATAGATACTTGCTTTTCTTTTGGTAATTTCTTAATTGCTTGTAGTACGACTGCAATCGTGCCTTCAGCATCTTTTTGCATGTTCTTTGCAACTTCACCTGATTTCAGGCCAAGTTCATCAAATGCTGCAATTTGTCCTTTGGTTGCTGACTCTCCTTTGGTTAATGCCAGGATAATATTTTTGATACCAGTAGCAGCCACATCAGGTTCAACAGCTGTTAGAGAAGCAGCCATAGCAGCAATGCTGCTGGATGCAAAACCACCGACTTCACCTAAAGCACCAATACGCTGTATGACTTCCATGATCTTGTCAGCCTTGTTTGGTGAGGTATTACCCAGATAGTTAATTTGGTCAGCCAATGCAATTACTTGAGGTTGTGTCAACTTAAATGCTGCTCGCATTTCAGCCATGCTTTGACCTGCCTGATCTGCGGTGATGTCAAACGCTACCCCCATTTTCACGGCAGATTCGGCAAAGCCAAGTAGTTCATTTTTAGCTATACCAGACTGAGCACCTGCAGCAACAATGGTTGCAATATCTTTGGCAGCCATTGGCAAACGTGTGGTCATTTCAATAATCTGATCTGACATTACTTTATAAGCTGGTGTTACTTTGCCTGTTTCGTCTTTTAGGCCGTCCACAACTTTGGCTACATCAGCCATGGCTGATTCAAAATCTATAGAAATTTTAACTGGTACTGCTAATGCAGCAGCACCAGCTCCAGCAATAATTAATCCTTTCTGAGCTAATTCATTCGCCTTTGTCATACGGTCCTGCATTTTTTCATAATTCTTTTGAGCAGTTTCATGTTTACTTAGGGCTTCTTTTTGTTTATTCAGTTCCATGGTGGTTAAATGAATCTTATTTTTAAGATCTGATTCACTTTCAGCCAAATTATGCATTTGTATGCCAGAAGCATATAGTTCTCTAGTTAATCCCGACATTTCGTCTGCAGTACCTTTTTGAACTGATTTTAGTCTGCGGATTCCTTGTTCTAAATTAAACAGCTTTTTGGTTTGTTCTTCTGTTAGTTCACCTAGTTTTGACTGTTCTTTTAATAGTTTATGTTCATTTCTGTATTTGGCTAATTTGTCACTTGCATCATCTAACTTTTTTTGAAGTTGGTGAAAACTATCAATTTTTCTTTGGGTTGCTTCAAAACCTTTCAATTCTGAATTGGTTTTCTTTAAGGCATCTGCCATCGATTTTGAGCCACCAATGATGGTTTTGATGGGTCCAGATACTTTGTCTGTAGCATTGAATAGGACTTCTAATTTTAGTTTTGACATTGGTGGACTCGTTTACACGTTGGTTTGGTGACGTTTTAGCGCAAGGTGATGCCATTTGGTTAATTCGATTATGTCCATGTCATCGTATGCGCTCGGTGGCCAGTGGAATATGCAAGCAATGTTGGCTATTGCTTCGTCTACATCATCGACCAGTTTTATTGCTGATCCTCTTTGATCGCTTTCTGCAGATCCTTCGGGTACAAAAAAGTGACCAAGTGACCTCCAAGCTGTGCAAAGTCCACTGGATCTAGTTCAAGCACTTGCTGTGGTGTTAATGCAGGTGTGGTCACACGTGGTAAAACTTTGATTAATGCGTTTACGTCGTGCTGATAGATGGCTTGTAAACTGACACCGCTTAATGCTTTGACATTTGGTTTACGGATGGTGATTTCAGTAATGGTATTGCCACCAAATTGAATTGGTTGCTCAAGCTGAACAGTTTCTTGGTTCGGGTTTTGAATCAGTTGGGTATTTAATTCTTGATCTTGAGTATTCATGTTGCATTCCTAAAAGAGATTTGAATCAAAAAAACCTTGCACAGAACGAATCCATGCAAGGGCAGGAAAACTTATAATCCGATTGCTTTACGTTGTGCTTCGAGACGGTCTTTGCCATCTACAACTTCTTTGAAGCCAAGCACGTCAATTTCGATTTCAACTTTGCCGTTGACTGTGAGTTTGTAATAAGCACAGTTGGTCACGACTTTGTGTTCAGTGTCTTCACCTGGTTCAGAGTCACCGCCATCAATTTCTTCATGACGACCACGAACCACGACTTCCACTGCATCGACTTCGCCTGTGTCATCACGTTGATAAGCACCAGCAAAACGCATATAAACACCGTCAACTTTTTCAAGACCGAATTGACGCAATGTGAGCAGGTCTAAACCACCAAAAGTCGATTCAAGTACAAGACCATCATCGCCCATGCCCATATCAATTTTTAATGGAGCATTCATACCGCCACCGCGATAGTCTTCCATTTTGCGTGTGAGCTTCGGCAATACGACCGTTTTGATTTGCCCTAGATAACTTTCACCTTCGTTAAATAGGTTCATATTTTTGAGTTTACGAGGAAGGCTCATGCATCAACTCCTATGCAGTGATCGTTGAAGCGAAGTCAGCCAAATAGCTGTCTGTAATACGCTGACGGAAGGTAAGGTCTTCAAGCGGTGGCACTGGGGTATAGTCATAGTCGATATACAATTTGCCGGCTTTGAGCGTGTCTTTTGAGTTTAGCTCTGGGTCATACCAAGCATCGCCACCAATCAGATAGCCTAGGCGTGTCCATTCACGTTGTTTGGCTTTGATGCCTTCCAACATGTCGTTGACCAGTGAACCGTGCATTGGTTTATCAATGGCCCACATGTGTGCTTCTGCAATCGTGTCAGCCATGATCTGTGCTGTACGTGTGTAGTTTTCAAAAGCAAAGAGTGGATCGTCTGAACAGGTACGTGAGCCCCAGAAACGGAAGCCGTCATGCTGAATGAGGGTGGTAATTTCGTTGCTGTTGAGATAGCCAGCATCGGTTGCAGGGTCTTGAAGGTCCCAAGTCACATCGGCATCGATACCGGTGACACCGTTCACCGCCACGTTTGATATGGTTTTATGCCAACCGATTTCGTTGTCGATTTTGGCACGTAAGCCCATCGCCACTGCGACTGCAGGTACAGTTTCGGTTTGCGCTGTGTCGACATTGAATGCCACGAAGTTTGGCCAAATCACCATGAGTTCACGCGCTGCAAACGCATCACGATAGGCAACCACTTCTTCTTTGGTTTTGCATCCCCATGCATAGACATAGGCAAAGGCACGAAGTTTTTTTGCAATGGTTGCAAGTTCAGTGGCAACGGCTTGAGTATCTAAACCTGGTGCACCAATGATGCGTGGCTGTACGCCTAGTTTTGCTTTCGCTAATAGCAATGCTTTTGCACCGGTATATTTACCAGTGGCATCTACGGTACCAATGACGTTTGCTGTTTGTGCTGCTTCATCTTCAGCAGCTGCAACACGTACCACGACGCAGATTGAATTGGCTTGGTTGGCCATAGCTTGCAGTGCTGTTTTTAGTGTGCCGTTGGTACCGGCTTTTGCAACTGCAGCTTGGGTGTTTGTAATGAGCACTGCCGTATTCAATGGGAAAACGGTTGCATCTGCATCTTCTGCAGTGGCAATGAGTCCTTGAACAGCAGTGGCAATGGTTCGGATCGGACGTTTACCTTCGTTGATTTCAACGACACGCAGTCCGTGGTGGTATGAATCTGCCATAAAAAAAGCCTGTTTATTGAGGTTTTATTTCAGTAAACAGGCTTGCATGTGTATTCATAAAGCCCAAGTGCATGGGCTTGTATTAAGTGGGTTTTACAATGTTAATTATTAAATACAATGATATTAGGTTTATTTTCAATAATTGTCCAAACTTTCCCAACGCACGTCAATGACTCCTCAAACGTTATCTGCTTTTGAGCTCTAGTGCCAATTGATCCATCATCATTTTTTATAGCGATAATATAATCACCCGGAGAAGCTTCAACATTAATTGGGACTTGTCCACTGAACGCAACACGATCATGTTTTTTTCGTTGGTCCTCCAACCGATTAAACCATTCTAACCAGTCAATTGTTTGACCATTTTTTGGTTCTTGTTTTTTTAGCGTAATAATTTCTTGTTCATGCTTTGCGACTCTATTGGAATATTCATCATTTGATTCAGTGCGTTCTTTTTTCAAATTTATTGCTGACAATGCTTCTAAATTTGAAAGCCAAATCTTATAAGGTAGTGTATATCGTTCAGGTTCTTCATCAGTGAAGAATATATCACCACCAACAAAACTCGGATTAGTTGACTTAACCACGAATGAAATTGATTCATCAAATATTTTTGTCAACTCGCCATTTTTATTTACACCAATTACCTCACCCTTCTCAATTTCTCCACAATTATCTGATTTACGCATATATTCGGCATAGTCAGCACCACTGGTATTTACAGTACCACCGGCATTGATTGACCGTGATGTTACTGAATTTTTTGGCACTTTTATTACTGTTTGTGCTGTATTTGCGCCATCTGCCGCAGCTTGATAAAAATCTATAGATGCTCCAAAACCAGATTTAATTTTATGTGTCTTTTGCCCTTCCGGAGCATTTTCATATCCAGCAAATGTGGTACAAAAATCTTCACTAAATTCTAAACCTGAAGAGCCTGTATAACCAAAAATAGATTTACCATTTTCAGCTAAATATATTCCGAGTCCATGACCAGATGAAAGTTCTAGCGTCCGACCTGAACTTGATGTGAATTTAGTTGATCTGATCGTTGCCCCTTTAACAGCTTTATCAGCTTCAGATGAAAATGTAATATCTGTCCAATCATCTGTACCAAATTTACCTGCGACTAAATTTAAAGCAGCACGTTCATTTCCCCAAAAATTTACAGTTCCCAGTGTACTGTCTGTACCAACACTTAGTAGTTGCTGTAAAAAAATTGTACTTGGATAAATCCCACCACGTTGATCAAAACCATTAATAGGAACTATTGTTCTAGTTCCTCCCTCAACTGCATCGATATCCACAGTTGCAGATGTTGCATTCGCTTCAAACCATACATTTTGTAAAATAACAGGTGACCAATAAGTTTGATAAGGAGTATTTACATCAAAATAAATTGAGCCACCAGCATTGGCTTCAAAAATTGTATTGATAAATGTCCACTGTCCAGTTCCACCAGTACTATCAATAACTAAAGCCCCCATTTTATCCATGAAGGCGATGTGTCCCCCAAGAACTAATTCACAACCAGCATGCATCATTCCATTATTATTATTTGTAATTTGAGAGCCGCGCGAATAAAAACCGTAGTTTCCTTTGCTCATACTGACATTGTCGTAAGTATTACCAATGTTGCCGTAAGATTTACAAATATGTTTGTCAAAATTGTATGTGTAAATATCTTTAAATTTTACACGACCAACTAAATGAGCATCGCTTGTAAATGTATTAAAGTCACCAAAGCTAAAGCCAATTCCTTCTTTATTGCCAGCACCAAATAATCCAATTTTCTCCACCAATGAATATTTCCAACCACTATCAATATTCAAATTCATAATGACAGGTTTATTTTTATCAAATGCTTTAATAATTGATTTATTTGAACCTTTACCAACAATTTCAAATGTTTTAGTGACTGTAATATTGGCTAGATATGTTGCTTCAAGTAGGTCTACTGTCTCAGAAATTGCAAAAATTCGATCAAAAGCAAAGGTATCATTTGTTACGCCATCAACAAAAGCACCAGCCATTTCTGGTGTTATCTTTTCAACATTTTGTCGTACCCATCCACTGATAATTGTGACAAAATTATTCGTTGAAGCTAAAGTTGAGTTGTAAACGAATGTTCCACCACCTTTAAATGGGTTTAATAAAGCATAGTTGGTGGCAGAGTTATAGCCTTTAACTTTTACAGTATCGCCATCGTGCATATCATTAATTTCTAATAATTCATTGATAGTTTTTACATGACGAATGCGTTTTTTAAATTCATCTTCAGTAAATTGTATTACTTCAATCTTCGCATCTTCTACAGCTTGAATCGTTGCCATAACAACTGAAGCATCAATTTTTAATTCGAAATTTGCCGTATTATCAATCTGTAAAACAATCCGAATGGTCTTGATTTGAGCAGTACCTTGGTCAGAACTAGGTTTATATGTCGCTGGGTAATTTGCGTACGCTACAAGTACGTTCCCTGCATACAGGCCCACTTCGCGAATGTTAAAACCGCCGACTGCAGACGGAATAACACCATCTGCTTCAAGCCAGTTCGAATTTTCTTTAGAAGGTGAAAGTCTATTTAGCGGTGTACGATACACTTCTCTTACAAGTTTAGTGAAGTCCGCATTTGGGGTTGGCACGATGCCGTTTCCGTCACCATACGCCATATGTGTAATCCCAAGTTTTGCACCTGTCTGAATTGCTTCACGTAACAGTGCCAAGCCTTGAGTAGTAAATAGTGAATGATATTGTGCTGCCATAATCTTATGCTCTATTTTGGATAAATACTTGTTTGTTCATGCTCATAAAAAGCAAAAATGGGATAAATTAGGGAGTTTGGATCATCCACTTTTGGATAAATCGTGATGTCTTCACCGCAATACATGGCTGCTGCCACGTTTGTTTCTCCTTCGACATTAATGACATTAATTTCGATACCTTTGAGCTCGCGTGTCAGAGGTTTTGAATCATGTAAAAGCTCTACTAGAGTTTTGTACCCTTTCTCTGTAAGTGCCTTGCCGTTAGTTTCAACTGTAATCTGAAAAGTACCTGGTTGATTCATAGGTTCTTCCTGCCACCATTCATGAACAGTTAATGAATATCCAAAACTTTCCACAATTTGTCGCAATGCGTAATTTGTACCTTTGTGGCGATGAACTTTGATTGAGTTTTTAATTTGTGCGCGTTTTACTTCATCAGGCCAATCATCTTGCCAACGATCCACACTGAACTGCCATGCTAAAATTGATAAGTAATCAGAAGGTGCATCATCAATACGGATTAATGATGATAGGTCGCCATTCAGATTGAAGGCAGTTGCTGATACTTCAGTAATTTTTTTTTCTAACTGAGTAGTATTGGGAGGTAATAGATTCATTCTTCACCTGCAATCGTTAAATTAATAGCTGTGCAAGTTGCTGCTTGAAAATTAGTTAATATCAATTCAGAAGTTGGTGATAAGAGTTCGACCCGATCAACACCAGTAACTTTAAGCGCAGAATAAAGATCAGAAAAATAAACGCCTTTACCTAGTCGTTTGGATGTATTGACGTAAGAGGATATGCTGTCCATAGCAGCAGCGAATACGGTGTCAGTTTCTGGGACATTATTAATATGAAGTTTTGCCTGAATTTGAAATTCAATAATTTCAGCTGATTGAACTTGAACCCGATCTCCGGTCGGTCGCTTGGTTTCTCCAGATACATAATTCAAAACAATATTATTCAACTCAGGTGTTGACGCATTATTCTCAGTATCACGCTGTAAGATTGTGAGTAATGCGTGTGCCGGTGCAGGGGAGCTACATTTCACATCAGCAACACGGCTATCTGCAGAAAGTGCGTGATATTCATAGGCTGATTCAGGACCAGCAGTACTCAAAGCATCTAATTTTTTTTGAATACGGTATCGGTAATCTTCATCATATTCATAAATCGCAGGTGAAGGTGGTGTTGTTGTATTGTTAGCTTCAGAAATAACAAGCCGTGCAACATCATAATTTGCACCCCAAACATCGAGATCTTCTTTCTTCGCAAACGCCAATTGAGTTGCTAAAGCTTTTTCATTAATTTGATTACGCAGAATCATTTCACGATAGGAATTCTCCTGTAATAACTTGGTTACAGGTTCACTTTCTCGATTCAAAGTTTTGCGAATACTGTCCTGCTGGTTTTGCGGATATAACGAAATAAAATATTCTTTACGTTCATTAAAGATCGACTCAAAGTCGATAACATCAACAAAATTTGGTTTAGGAAGTGAACTAAAATCGACACTCATAACGTAGATCCAAAGTTAAGTGGAATGCTCAAAGACTGTTGCTGATTGTTGTCGACCACATTGCAATCAATTTCTAATTCAAATGAGCCACGACCAACCTGATTGATCGACACTGAATTCAAGGTGATTCGATCTTCCCATTGCAGTAACGCAGTTGCAGTGGCTGCATAGAGTTGAAGCAAGGTGATTTCATTGAAAGGGGAGTCAATGAGTTGTGGCAGCAATGAACCATATTCACGACGCATGATTCGTGAACCAATGGGTGTGGTCAAAATGTCCTGAATGGATTGACGGATTTGATCAATTTCAGTTTCGAGTTCACGACCGCTTTCACGTGACATCATTACTGTGGTCCTCCAGTGGTTCCACCGCTATCACCTGGGTGAGTATGGCCAGTGAGACTGATACCACTTGCAGTGACATCACCATCTGAACTGAATGTTCCTGAAGAATGACTGCTGCCTTGAACCAACTGACTGCCACCAACGGTATTGTTTCCTGTCATGGCAGTACTGCCATTTACTTGTAAATTTCCATTGATGGTCGTATCACCGTTGACAGTGACACCACCATCAGCAGTCAAAACAGCTGTGCCACCTGAAGGTAAAACAGCAGATAAATGATGTGCTGCGATGTCATAGGCAATTACACAGCCATCGGCAAACATACGAATTTTTTTGTTGAGATCATCAGAGGGTGCAGGATGATCATCGTTATAAAAGCCGTACATAACAAAACTTGTTGGACCAATATCACCGCATGGTGAAATGACCACACATTCTTCATTGATCGATGGCATATCCCAAGTTGAATCGGCACCGCTACGAATATTCAGACAACGGATTTCCGGTGTCTCTATATCGCCTAAATTGACGATGACACGTGGAATAGGTTTAGACGGATTGATGGTCTTGACGGTTCCAAATCGAACAATATTTTCAAGACGACGGTTAGCATCTGCATTCATGCAAACACTTTGCGTCAAGGACTAAGCCATTTCAGCTGATGGGGCTTGTATTAAGTGAGTTTTACAATGTTGAAAACTTAAAGATTGATATGTTTTAAGAATGAATCTTCAATCAGTTTTAAATCCTGATCTGTGAAGCCTAAAAGTTCACGTTTTGGATAGACCACACTCGGTGCGCCACGTTCAGCACGATCTTTTAAACCTTCCTGGTGTACTTGTGCAATACGTGCAACACGTCCCACAAAGCCAATCGCAATGGCATCCGCATTGCTGAGCAATTTTAAATGAGCAGTATTTTTTAATTTGGTGAACATTTTGCGCTTAATTTTGCTTTTTTGTTCACGTAGGCGTTTGCGCCTTGGGGTGTATGTTGAACCATCAGGGTTTTGTTGTGCAGAAATACGTTTGCCCTGATTTTTTCTTAAATCACGACCGATCTGTTTTGAAAGCTTGGCACGTTCACCCACTGACAACCGTTCCAAATACGGCTGTAAGTAGGTGGCAAGTTCTTCAACATTGTTCGTCATGGATTTCGACCTGTTGGTGGCATGTCTAATGACCAACCTTGTTTTTCAGCAGTGGTCCATGAAGCAATGACTTCACCCGATGGATCGATGACTTCAAAATCAGTGGCAGGTTGATATTCTGTGTACTTCGGTTCTTCAGGATGACTGAGTTCTAATTTGCCATCTTGCAGCTTTTTCACGACGACACGTTCAGTCAGTGGAATTTGGAAGTTAATGTCGTATTTGCTGTTATCAATCAGTTCAGCTTCAAAACTAATGGCTTGTTTACCTTTCTCATGGTTGGCCATCAATTCAGGCTGATTTTCTGCAATCCATGTGAACAGCACGACACCTATGACATCGACATCACCGGCATAGTCCGTGATGACCAGATCCAATGTGTATGACATTTCAAAACTAAAACCACTGACCATGGTGCTGCGAAGCGAACCATTATTGGTAAAGATCAATAAGCGATCCTGATCAGGGCTGAGATCAGGAATCGCATTGAGCAAATATTCTCTTAATTGATTTGGCTTTTTCATGCAGCTTTTGCACTCTTATAGTTTGGATCGAGGCGGTTCATCACACGTAAAAACTTAGTGTCATAGCCCAGTTTTTTATAGTTTTTGCCGTTATACAGCGAAAAAACGACATGCCAATTTTCTTGACGTAAAGCATCGATCAACTTCCAATCTTTATCATCCACTTCACCAGACTTGGTTTCACAGTAGCGAAGGAATGCTTCAAACTGAAGGCTTTCACTTTTTTCATGCTGTGCTACAAATTCCTGAACAGATGCATAACCTAAAGCTTTCCAATTTTCACCCATGAGCTGGAAACGTCCCCACGATGCCGACTGTAATGCACATGATTCATCAAGTTGCTTGGCTTGACTTAAACGTGTGTACTCAGCAGATCCACCGTGATAACCACCTGTTTTGGTATTAACAATATTCGGATGTTTAGCCATGAGTGCATTGGCTTTGGTTTTGCCGAATTTCTGATTCAAATAGAAATACATGCGATGACGTTCAAACAGAATTTTAGGCTTACCATTTGGCAAATATCCTTCACCCAGCGTTTCAACTTCAGCAATGGCTTTGATTACGATGACAGGCACACCCAAACGTTTGGCACCTGCGACCAAATCACTTTCTTTTAAAAGTTTACTGGTGTCTTCACCACGTAGGGCTTTTAATGTGTAGTCACCGACCATTCCATCGACTTTCAGATTTTTCAATTTCTGAAATTGAATCACGGCATATTCAGTATTTTCACCAAAGTCACCATCAGCAATGAGTGGCTTCTTATTTTTACCGGTTATGCCATTTTTAATCAGAAGTTTTTGCAATTCAGTGACGGCTGAACCTTTTGAACCTAATTTTAGAATGCTCATGGTGTGCTCCTTAGCATTGAAACGACATTGCCTTTACTTCGAAAAATAAAGACCACCAGGAACACAGCAAGAATGGCATCCCAAACAGTGACTGGATCCTTAATGAAAATGATATGAATGCTTTGTGCAAGGAATGCACCGATCAGAACAACTGCAAATAGTCGAAACGAACATTTTTGCAAGTGCAAACGATCAAAACATAAAATACGGAATGCACATGCCACATAGCACAGCACGGCAACGATGGAAAAAATAGTTTGTGCCAATGGCGACAACATGAGTTGCATCATTTTTTATTCTCCTTTCCAAAGGTACTGGACAGGGCAGAAAAGAATTTTGAAGTAGTGTTGAAGATCTCAGTCAATGTCGACTTGTTCACCCATTTCATGACCTTCACCAAAACAGGCAAGGCAAACATGCTGGTAAAGCAAGCAATGACCGTGTGACTATTCACACCAGTTCGGTTTGAAATTTCAGGGGCTAAGGCATAGCCCAAGGCAACGGACAACATGAGCGAAAAAATACGTTTTCCATAGCTCAGTGACACTTGGGTATATGCCAAAAATGCTGCACCAATTACTGCACCAAACAGTGCATCACCATTCACGAAAGGAAGGAGTGATACCAAGCCGGCAGAAGCGGTAATTGCGACAGTCGTTGATGTGGTTGGTTCAGCCATATTTTTTGTTCTCAGTCCCAAAGCTGAATGCTTTGCGTTTTATTTTGTTGTGTTTGAAGTTCTGGTAACTGAACCTTTGTCCCCATCGGGAGAAATGGACCAAATTCAGACAAGTGTGGATTGGCTTCAAGTACTGCTTCGACCACACCAGATGAACGTCCATAGTTGCGCCAACAAATTGCGTCAACCGTGTCATTCTGAAGGGCATAAACAGTTTTCATTTAGACCAGCTCCACATTCAAACGACGAATTTTTTTTAAATCACGAATAGCGAAGCGCAGATCTCGACGGTAATCATCAATTGTTGGTGTCAGATCATCTGCTTTTTGGCCACCATTGTTGTTGGTATCATAAGCCCGGTATTTTTCAGTCAGTTCAGCACCAACCGCTGCTGCCACGGCACGGAAATACAGAACTTCAGTGATTGGCTTTGCCACCCCTTTGGTGGTGATGGTTTTTAGACTGATTTCAGCAAGTGATGCTGCTTTTGATGTCAGGGATTCGAGCTGATCATTGACTTCAATGATGGCTGATTCAATTGCAGGAATTAAACGCTGATCTGTGATACTTCCATCAAAGCGCAATGCTTCACGAATGGCTTTGCTCGATATGCCAGGGAAAAATGAATCGCTGGTGATGACAACTTCTTCATTGTTGCGGTTGCCGTTTGCAATTAGTCCGGTCATTGTCATTCTCAAATAGTTGAGGGGTGGAGAATTGAGTTTGTAAATACCCATAAAAATGTCATTACAGCGTCAATTCTGCCCCTCGGTTGGCGCGGGGCACTCGTTACGTCGGATGAAACATCAAGTTGCCTTGATCATCGACTACCTGTGAACCATCAGCATTCAGCATCGGTTCAGGTGAATTTTTTAATTGTTCTTTGTAAAGCTTTTCAGCCTTTTTCAGATCAGTTTTACCGCCACAGTTTTCATTTTTTGCAATCGCCATTTTGAGGAATGCAACGGCTTCAGATCCACGATCTAACTGCAGGAAAGTACGACCAATACCTAAATATAATTTGGCGCGAATCTGGTCATGCATATCGTAATCAGCAGTTAATTGAGTGGCTTTTTCAAGAACATCAAGTTTAAAGACTTGGCCATCTTGATAAGCTTTGTGTGCAGCATTACCAATTTCTTCAGCAACAATACTTGCAGTACTGCGACTAAATGAATCAGGCATTTTTAAGTTTTGTTCTAAAGCATATTCAGCAAGGCTTAGACCTTGATTGAATAGACCACAGTCAAAGCACCACAGCATGATGGTAGTAATGACTTCATCCTGTTCAACTTTTGCGCCTGACTGAACAATACCCAACACATAAGGCATGTGCTTTGGAATAAGTTCTTTTTTCGCTTCAGCACGTTTTTCTTGCGACTGAATTGAACGTAAAACATGAATATCGTTTTTGAGTTCGGTCAGTTGTAATTGGTAGACGCTTGCGTCTGGACGTACACCACCAAATTCATCAGCCTTGGCAGCTTCAATCGCTGCCTTGGCTTTCAGTAGGTGTCGTCGAGCTGGACTCAACATAATTCACCTATTTATAGAATTTCGATATTTTCCACGAAACCTACTTTTTCGTAGTTTTCGATGACATACGCATCATTTGAAGATTGATATTCTTCAACTTGATCCAGTGATGAGTTATCAACAATTTGACGACGCTTGCCAGTTTCTTGGAAGTAAATTGACAAGTTGTCTAGTGATGTCACCAGTAGTGCATCATCTGGGAAGAATGGAACACGAACTGCTGGTAAACCACCAATTTGTTTTTGGCTTACTAATACTTGGCCAGCCAAAGTATCAGTGTTGTCAGATGCATCATTCACCAATGGGAAGTTTTTATCATTCAGCAATTGACGACCACAGATCACCACCAGATCGGTATCATCTTGATGGATCTCACCAATCAAGTTGCTGACAACATCGACAACCAGTGCATCTAAGTTTTTATAATCACCTGCTGCACCGATTTTTACTTTTCCTGATGCTTCAACCACTTCAGGCATATAGCGTTCAGGTGCATTTGTACGGATTTTTTGCAACCAGCCAATATTCACATCTTGAAGCAGTGGATTCGCTTGGCGGTCAGTCTGTGCAGCAGCACTTGTACCATTCCAGCCGATCATGATCATGTCTAGAGCAATCGCACGGTCAACAAATTTTTTCCAGCGCGCATAGAAATCTGGGAATTTTGCCCACGCATCTAATTTTTCGTAACGAATAGCCACGTCAAAATCGGTTTTATGGCATTTGTATGGATTAGACTTTAATCCAGTTGGATCTACTGGTGTACGTTTAGTTCCACCTTTAGTGTTTGAACGACCTGCGATGGTTGAACCTTGAGTCAAGCCAATTGCTTCACCTTCCAGATCATCAACTGGCTGCATATTAATTTGTTGAAGAAAGGCTGAAGACTCTTGAAGTGCATCTACCATCTTCTGAGCAATAGAAGGATCGACATTAAATTTGTCAGACGCAACAGCAACACCGTTGGCAGTTGCGATACTTAGCATAAGTGCTGAGTACTTTAAACGAGTTGTATTTTTCATCTTTAATTTCCAGTTATTTTAAGTATTTGACTTAAAAGTTTTGAATTTTAGTAATCAACTTTTTCAGAGAAGTTGCCAGTGTTTTCAGGTGCAGGTGGTGTACCTGGGTTTTCTTCACCTTCTAATTTGGTTTTCAGTTCATTGAAGTCTTTTTCCAATTTAGAATGCTTGGTTTTAAGTTCCGAAAACTCAGTTTCGACCGTTTGCAATTTGGTCTGACTTTCACCAAAGGTTTTTGCAATCGCTTCTAGCGAGTCAGATACTTCTTTGAATTGGTCTTTATTTTTATTGTCTTGTTGTTCTTGTTGTGGCTTCAACCAATCCAAAACTTTAGAAAACAGGCCTTTTGCTGGTGCATCTTGGCCATCTTCAAACTGGAGGTCAGCTTCTTCAGCTGCAGTAAACAAATTGGCTACATCTTGTTTACGACCAACAAATGGGTTTGCTTCAGGCTGTTTTGCAGCAAATTCCATGATTTGCGTACCTAATGAAGCAGGGGTGTCAGTGAATGCTAAACCGACCAAATACGCTTTACCGGTATCAGCAAAATTTGGATTGACTTCAATGGACGTAAATAACTTTTGGCCACGTTGGTGCAATTCAAGCAATTGCTCGAAAGCATCAACCTGAGCAAATAATGCAAGCTTCTTGGTACCGTTGATTTCTACTTCTTCAGCTTTTAGGGCAGTGACCTTTGCATACGTGCCAAATTCAGAACTTGGTGAAAAACCACGGTAGTGCTCAAGATTGCCTAAAGCTGTGTATGTATTTGGATCGTAGCTGTCAGCCATTTGCTGTATCCATGTCGCTTCAATCACTCGACCATCAGTCGTGGATCCAGCAACAGCAACACGGAAAAATTTGGATTTCTTCATTTCTGAATCCTGTGTCTATGTCGATAGATAAAATCTATTTAAAGTAGTTAGCAGAATCGGAAGAACGGCATAAACATTCAATGCAAAAGGCTTGTATTAAGTGGGTTTTACAAAGTAGCCACAATGAATAAATGTTATAGCGTTGGCTTAATGAGCCAATGGATAAAGCACTTGATACACCGAAAAATCTAAACTTCGACAAACGCCTTCTAGCAAAATTTTTGTATTGGATGGGGTGGCGAATCAGCTCGATTGCAGATTACATCGACGAGCCTGATAAAAATGTTCACGCTTGGAAAACACGCGATGAATGGGACAAAGATGCACCTGCAGGTCGAGTCGGTGAAGCTTTAACTGCTCAATTGATCAAACTGATTATTCTTGAGAAAAAAACACCTGGTGATTACAAGGAAATTGATTTGCTCATGCGCCAGCTGGAGCGCATGGCACGCATTGATAAATATTCTGACGGTGGCAACGAAACCGATCTGAATCCAAAACTAAAAAATCGAACTGCTGGACCACGTAAGCCAAAACAACCAAATGCACTGACTGAAGAACAAGTTGAAAAACTTCTTGAAGACTTTGATGAAGGGTTATTTGAGTATCAAAAGGTTTGGTACCGTGCACGCGAACAACGTAACCGTGCATTATTAAAATCACGTCAGATCGGTGCAACATTCTATTTTGCACGTGAAGCATTGATCAAAGCTGTCACCACTGGTCGAAATCAGATTTTCTTATCTGCATCGAAAGCGCAGGCACACGGTTTTAAAACGTACATCAAAAACTTTGTCATGCAATCCATTGAAGTGGATCTGCAAGGCGATCCGATTTCAATCACGCTTCCATGTGGCAATACTGTTCAGCTTATTTTCTTGGGTACCAATGCCAAAACAGCACAGTCATACCATGGCGACTTATATTTTGACGAATTCTTCTGGGTACATGGCTTTGCCACACTGAAAAAAGTGGCATCGGCAATGGCTGCCCAAAAACAGTACAAAAAAACCTATTTTTCTACACCATCCAGTAAAACGCATGAAGCCTATGCATTTTGGACAGGTGATGCTTTCAATAAAGGGCGTACAAAAGAAAATCGAGTTGAGATCGACACCAGTCATGCAAATTTAAGAAACGGTGCTTTATGTGGCGACAAAATGTGGCGACATATTGTCAATATTCAAGATGCTGAACGCCAAGGCTGTGATCTATTCGATATTGATGAATTGATTGCCGAAAACAGTCCTGAAGAATTTGCCAATCTTTATATGTGTGAATTCGTTGATGATGGTCACAGTGTATTTCCACTATCCATCATTCAGCCATGTATGGTCGATTCATGGGAAGTGTGGTCCAAAGATTTTAAACCGTTGGCACTTCGTCCATTTGGGAATAAACCGGTATGGATCGGATATGACCCAGCCGAAAGTGGAGACAGTGCAGGGCTTGTGGTCATTGCACCACCTGAACCTGATTATCCAAAATTCCGTTTACTTGAACATCATCAGTTCAAAGGCATGGACTTTGCCAGCCAAGCGCAATACATCAAAAAATTAACAACCAAATACAACGTCAAATATATCGGCTTAGACAAGTCAGGTATGGGCACTGGTGTTGCTCAATTGGTCCTTGAGTTCTTCCCGAACCTAACGACATTCAATTACAGCGTCGATGTCAAAACACAATTGGTCATGAAAGCAATGGATGTGATCAACAAAGGTCGTTTTGAATTTGATGCAGGATCCACTGACGTGGCCATGTCAATTATGGCCATTCGAAAAACACTGACGGCTTCACAAAGACAAATGACATTTGAAGCATCACGTGCAGAAAACATTGGTCATGCTGATTTGGCTTTTGCCATTTTCCATGCCTTCGCAAATGAGCCTTTGACCCTTGATGACCAAACAAAATCTAAAAAATCCTCTATGGAGATTTACTAATGTCCGACAGCAAAGTGCAGGCATTTACGTTCGGTGATGCAGAACCGGTGATGAATGGCCGTGACTTATCACAGTTCTATGAAACATGGTTATGTGGCAATTATTACGAACCCCACATCAGTATGAATGCTTTGGCAAAATCTTTTAAGGCAATGCCTTATTTGTCGACTGCAGTGTTTTATAAAAAGAATCAACTGGTGTCTTCATTCACGCCAAATAAATTGATTAGTTCATCTGAATTTGAACGAATAGCTTTTGACTACTTGGTATTTGGAAATGGCTATTTGCAACGGATCGACAATCGTTTGAATGATCCACATCACTATGATGGACTCATGGCCAAGTACACCAGACGCATGAAAAACTCGAATGAATTTCTGCAGCTGCTCAATGGTTTTGAAGAACATATTTTTAAACCTGGTACCGTTTGCCATATCAAGGGCATCGATGTCGATCAAGAAATTTATGGCACGCCTGAATATATCGCTGCACTTCAATCCGTTTGGCTCAATGAGTCAGCAACTCTATTCCGTCGCAAGTATTACAACAACGGATCTCATGCCGGCTTCATCTTATATATGACCGATTCGGGGATTGATGATGATGATGTTGAAGGTCTAAAACAAGCGATGAAAGATTCACGTGGACCAGGTAACTTCCGCAATTTATTCCTTCATGCACCTGGTGGAAAAAAGGATGGCTTACAACTGATTCCGATTAGTGAGTTGGCTGCCAAAGATGAATTCTTAAATATTAAAAATGTCACACGTGATGACGTTCTTGCATCCCAACGTACACCGCCACAACTTCTCGGAATCATTCCATCAAATGCAGGTGGCTTCGGATCTATCAGTGAAGCACGTGAAGCCTATTGGTATTCCGAAATTGTTCCACTTCAAAATTTATTCGCTAACACAGTGAACGAATGGGCAGGTGATCAGATCATCCGCTTCAAAGAGTTTCATCAACTTCAATTCAAACAGGAAAAACAATAATGAATATTGCTTTGGCAATTAAAAATTGGAAATTCATCGTGATGGTTGCATTGGCCATCTCTTTGGCTTTTTCAATCATCAGCTGCACAAGTAAGTCACACCAAATTGATTTACTCGAATCACAAAAAACTTTAGCCGAAACCCAACGTGATTTGGTTGCGTCTCAACATGCCAATGAAGTGCATGAAGTAGAGCAGGCATGGTCACAAGATCTTCTGGAGTCAGAACGAAATGCAAATAAAAACTTACAAGCTGCGTTGGCTGCTGCCAGTGACAGTGCTTTGGCTGTTGACCGGCTGTCAAAGCAGATCAGTGATACAGACAAACGTCTGTCCACAGGTTCCAGTCAAGCCATCATTGAATACGCCAAGACCTGCAACTTCGTACTCAAAACAATGGCAGACCGTGGTGGAAAAATCGCAGCAGCAGCTGATGGACACGCAATTGATGCAGAACGATTAGACCAGGCATGGCCACAGCAGGTGAAGCCAGATAAACAAAGCTAA